CTTACGGAAGCACAGGAAGTGATTGAGAAGTGGACAGCCCGGGTAGCTCAGAAGTGGGATAAGCTTGAGCTTGAAGCAGCTGAGCAGTGCAACCCTGACCGGCCTGAAGTGGCACAGAAGGCGTTGCAGAAGTGGACGCTTGAAGCCCGGAAATCCTTGGCCACACCCAAGCTATGACTGAGCAGGAAGACCGGCTGATTAAGGCAGCACAGGCTATCATCAAGCCAAGCTATTCCGGGGATGTGGTGCAGTGGCTTGAAGACAATGTGAATGATGTGCCTGACAGCCCCATCCGTGGTAAGCTGAACCTAAGCCGGACACCTTGGATAGCTGAAGCCCTGCGGATTGCCACAGACCCTGAAACCAAGCTGCTGACAATCTTGGCCAGCACGCAGTCAGGCAAATCATTGTTTGCCCGGCTTTACTCCATTTGGCAAATCATCGACGCACCTGCACCCTTTATGATGCTTCAGGCCAATGACCCTGAAGCTAAGGACTTCTTCCTGCGTTATGTCCGGCCGCTATGGAAGCAGACCCCGGTGGTGCAAGCTATGCTTTCTGAAGGGGACAACGATAAAAGCACAGTGGCTGACTTCAGCAATGGGGTAACTGTTTACTGCCGTGGTGCGTGGAATGAAAACAACCTGCAACGCCTGAGCTTGCGGACAGTCATCATTGATGAAGCTTGGCTTGTGCCTAGGGGTCACATTGCAGAAGCAATGGCACGCACCCAAAGCTTCAGCTTTATGGGCAGGGTGATTGTGATGAGTCAGGGCGGCAATGATGGGGATGAATTCCACACCCTGCACAATGGCACAGACCAGCGGCATTGGTGCTTCAGCTGCCCGGCCTGTTCCTATGTCCAGCCTTGGGATTGGGCTTACATCAGGTGGCCGGATGACGCAAAGGTTGGCGGGATGTGGGACTTCCAAAAGATTGAAGCCGGGACAACCTATGAATGTTGCAACTGCCACACCCGGCTTAAGGACACCCCGGGTGTTAGGGCTGAAGCCAACCGGATTGACCGGGGTGCTGGGTTCAAGGCCACCACGCAATCAAGCAGCTGGGGAAGCGTTGGGCTGCATTGGAATTGTTTGTGTAACAGCAGCTGGTCTAAGGAAAGCATCAAGCTTCTGAAGGCCAAGGAAAGTGCTGACCTTTATGGTGATGATGCACCACGCAGGGTCTTTAAGCAGAAGCGTCTGGCACAGGCTTGGTCTGAGGATGGTGGTGAAATGGTTGCCCAAGCTCAGGCCGGGGATTACTCCCTTGGTGATGAATGGGACTTGGAAGCCAAGCTGACCCCTGAAGGTGGGGTGGTGGACATTCACAGTGCCAACATCCCTGATGGGTCTATCCCCTTCCGGACTCTTGCCGTAGATGTGCAGCGTGGTCACTTCTGGGCTGAAGTGCGTAGCTGGGCTAAGACCGGACACAGCCGGTTGAAGTGGTATGGCAAGCTTGAGACTTGGCAGCAGATTGATGACTTGGCCAAGACGCACCAAGTGCATAAAGCCCTAGTGGGGGTTGACTGTGGTGACCAGACCCAAGAGGTCTATGCACAGTGTGCAGCTAAGGGATGGAAAGCCCTTAGGGGTAGTGGTCAGGCTGACTTCACTGTGCAGGATGTTGGAGGCAAGACCACCAAACGATTTTATTCCGACAAGCAGCTTATCTTTGTCCCCGGCCAGCAACGCAGGTGTGAAATGATTGTGCATAGCAATCTTAGCACCAAGGATTTTCTGGCGGGATTGCAGAAGCGTAGGCTGCATACATACCCCCGGAATGTCCCTGAAGACTATGTGCAGCAGCTCACAGCTGAAGTCCGGGTGAAGGATAGCCGGACAGGGAAGCCCCATTGGATTATGCCAGCTGGCAAGACCCACGGCAACCACGCTTGGGATTGTGCCTTGATGGGTCTTATCCTTGCTGTCCGTTGGGGTATCATTGGCCGGGAAGCAACTGAGGCAGTGACGGCAGACCCTAAGCCAGAAGCCGGTTGACAGCCGGTGAAGCCTTGGCACATTCCTTGTCAGTCACACATTGGCTGGATGTGATGCAGGATGGGTCTTCATAAGCGTTGCTTGGGGCTGGCCAATGTGTGACCCAATTGACTTAAGGTGCATTTCAAATGGCTTCTGGCATCTTTATAGGCTTACCCATTGCCACATTGGTTTCAATGCGTGATGCTGCCTTGGCTGAGTTGACCACCGGCCTAGTCACCATCAATTATTCTGACAGTGGCACATCTGTTGGGAAAGCTGTAACAATGCCAGCCAAAGAAAGGTTTGCAGAAGCTTCCTTTGCCCTGTCTGTTGCAGACCCTGCCACTTATGGTGAAAGGACTACTGTAGTCCGGCAGCAATGGGACAACTTGCAGGACTAAACTTTTATGGCCAAGAAAGCTAAAGGGACTATCAAAATCACAGCAGAAGAAACCCAGCCAAAGAAGATGGCCGGGCTTCAGCAGTTTACCAGCATCCAGAATAATGGTAACCGGGCTGCTGTGTATGGCACAGCTGTTGACTTTAGTGAAGACTACCTGCCGTCTGACCGGCTGGAAATGATTAAACGCCTACGCTATGGTGAAAGAAACTGTGGCCTAGTGCGTCAGGTATTTCAGGATTTTGTGACTTATGTTGTGGGTGATGGCCTAACCCATCAGTCAAACTGTGCTGATGCTGCCAAGGCTGCCTTGTATGAAGAAGCTTTTACCCAAGCTGCTAAAAGCCTAGACCTGTCATCTAGGTTTAGCTGGGTAGAAATCCAACGCATCCTGCTCCGGGGTGCGTTGCGGGATGGGGATAGCTTTGCTTACTTTGTCAGGGATGATGAAGACCAGCCCAAAATCCAGATGATTGAAGGGCATAGGGTGGGCAACCCTGTTGGTGCTGCTGTCCCTGCCGGGATGGTGGATGGCGTGCAGTTTGATAGCGTTGGCCGCATCCGGGGTTTCAACATCCTTGAAGGCAACGGCAAAAGCAACCTGCGTCCTGCTTCCTCCATCCGTCAGATTTGTGAACAGGATTATTCCAGCGGCAGCCGGGGACTTCCCCTGCTTCAGCATAGCTGGACGGACATTCAAACGGAAGATGAGCTGCTTAAGCTGGAAATGCTGGCTGTCCGCAATGACGCAGATTTTACTAGGGTGCTGCACAAGCAAGGTGGCTTTGTTGCTGGCCAGCTTAAGGATGAGCTTGGTGCTTCCGGCAGCAATGGTGAGCAGCTTGCCCGGAAGCTTGGTGGCAAGCTTGCTGTGCTTGAACCCGGTGAGCAGCTGAGCAGCCTTGAGAGCAAACGCCCCAGCAATAATTTTGTGGCCTTCCTAGAGGCAGTGCAGAAGGACATTGCCCGGGGAACAATCCCCTATGAATTTACCAGCAACCCCGGTCAGGCTGGTGGTGCTGCCCTTCGATTGATTGCGGCCAAGGCTGACCGCATCTTTAGCCGGTGGCAGACCATCCTGATTGAGAAGCTTTGCACCCCGGTTTATCTGTATGTGATTGGGACAATGATTGACCGGGGACAACTGCCTGACAGCCCTGATTGGTGGAAGGTCAGCTGGACAACCCCCAAGCGTCTGACCATTGACGCTGGCCGGGACGCTGCTTCTGACCGGGCTGATGTGGAGCTTGGCCTTCTGTCTATGTCTGAAATCTATGCCCAGCGTGGTCTAGACCTGCGGACTGAAATGACCAAGCGTGCTGCTGACTTTAAGTTTATTATGCAGCTGGCTGAGCAGGAAGGCATCCCGCTTTGGACTCTTTACAAGCCCGGCTTCAATTGGCTTCAGCAGGGACAGGGCAAGCCCACTGCTGCTGAAGTCCAGATGGGTCAGCAGCCCAACCCTGAAACCGGTGAAATGAATGAAGTGGAAAATGAAACTGAAGATGAAGATGAAGATGCCGGTGAAAAGCCTTCCAACAATAATTCCTAAATCATTTAACTATGCGTAGCCTTATCAAAGCCATCCAAGGTCACAAGGTGTTCCTTGTTGATTACCAGATTGCCCAACAGCATCTGGCCACCACTGAAAAGCTAGGCTTCACTGACCTGCTTACCAAGTGGCTTGGTGAGTCCCCTAAGCCCTATCAGATTGGCAGCACCTATGTCATCCCGGTTGCCGGGATGATTGGCAAGGGGCTGAGTCCCATTGAAGCCATTGGTGCTACTGATGTGGAAGTGCTGGATGATTGGATTGACCAAGCTGTTGCCGCCAACGCCAAGCAAATTGTGTTCAACATCAATTCTGATGGTGGCACTGTGGATGGGGTTGAAGAATTGGCTTCCAAAATCCGTGGCCTGAAAGTCCCCACCATTGCCTTCAGTGCTGGGTCTATGAACAGCAGTGCCTATTGGATTGGCAGTGCTGCTGACCGGGTGGTGGTCAGCCCTTCAGCTTCCGTGGGGAGCGTAGGGGTCTTTGCCGTGGTAAAGGATTTGTCTGAACAGGCAAAGTCTATGGGCATCAGCGTTAAGGTCTTCCGGTCTGATGAGCTGAAGGGCATTGGCATCCCCGGCACGCAAATCACATCTGCACAGGAAGCCTACCTGCAAAAGTCCGTGATGGACACAGCCAATACCTTTAAGGCCAATGTGAAGATGAAGCGTAAGCTGGTTGCTGACGCTGACCTGACCGGTGCTTCTATGTCCGGCCGGGAAGCTGCCCAGAAGGGCTTGGCTACCGGGCTTGTTGACAGCTTCAAGGTGCTGATGACGCAGCTTGAACCTGTGGCCTTCAAGCAAGCCACAAAGGTCACCATTTGACTTCAGGTGCATAGGCAAGATGGATAACGAAACCAACACCCTCACCCCGGAAGCTCAGGTTGAAAAGCTGGCTTCCACCCTGACTACGCTTCAGGCTGAGAAGACAGAGCTTCAGAAGTCCTTTGAAGCCCTTGCTGCTGAGAAGATGGCCAGCACTGAAGAAGCCACCAAGCTCAAGGCTGAGTTTGAAGCCCACAAGCTTCAGGCTGAAACTGAAAAGGCTGAGCTGGCTAAGCTGCTTGCTGAAGCCCAAGCCAATCAGGTGACTGCTTCCAAGGAAGCTGCCAAGGTGATTTCCAATCTTGGGATGAAGCCTGTTGATGTTTCCCCGGCCGACAAGCTTGCCACTGAAGAAGTCACGGATGCCAAGAGCGTCTGGGCTACCTTCCTGAAGATGAAGGCTGGCACTGAAAAGCAGGCTTTCTTCCGCAAGCACAAGGCCATCCTTGACCCTCTTAACCTTTCCTAACCTTTACCTAACCTAATACTACTATGGCTACTAACACATTCTCGGCTGCTCCGGCTGCCCTGTCTGAAATCATCCTCCCCGGTCTGAAGGGTCGCTTGGCCTTCCTTTCCGCTTTCTCCACCAACCTTTCCACCAACGCTGTTGGCAAGACCATTCAGGTCAGCCTTGTGTCCGGTGGTGCTGCCAAGGAATTTTCCAAGGCCAATGGTGGTTACAACGAAGCGGACACGGCCGACCTTACGGCCGTCAGCGTGACGCTTAAACACCTGCACAGCACAAAGGATTTTTCGCCTGACGAAATTGGCGAGTATGGCGAAGAATACCTTGCCCGGGCTTTCGTTCCGGAAGCTATCAACCAGCTGGTGAAGAAGGTTCACGCTGAAATTGGTGCTACCCTCACCAACGCCAACTTCTCTGCCAACGAAGTGGTCACTGCCGCCAACTTCAACTACTCTCAGGTTGTTGACCTTAACACTGACCTGAATGACGCTAAGGCCGGTGACCCTCGCTGCCTTCTGGTGAATGGTGCTTATGCTGGGGCTCTCCGTAAGGATGCCACCCTGACTGCTCCCTTCAATCAGGCTGGTGAGTCTTCCCTTATCAGCTCTGGTCTGATTGGCACTGTTGCTGGTTTCCAAGTCTTTGAATTCACAGACCTTCCTGCCAATGGTGAGAACCTTGGTGCGTTTGCCTGTGGTGCTGATGCCTTGGCGATTGGTATGGCCGCCCCTTATGCCGGTATGTTCCCGGGCGAGTCTTCCACTGCCACTGACCCTTCTGGTCTGTCCGTTCAGGTGCTGCGTTCGCAGGGCACTGATGGCATCGTGCGTCTTACCGCCACTATGCGTTTCGGGGTTTCTAAGGCTCGCGGGACGGCCGGTAAGCGTATCAAGACAGCGTAAGGATAAACTCCTTACAGCAAGCAGCCTCACCAGAAATGGTGGGGCTTTTTTGTGTCCACTTTCCGGATGCGTTAAAATTACTTGCTTGACTTAATCAAACTATCTGCTATGATGTAACAAGTGAAGGTTAGCTGTAATGGTTAACCATCACCTGTTCCTTGAAGCTTTGTCATAATCATTTTGGCTGGCCTCCCCGGTCAGCTGGAAACCAAACCCAAAAACAAAATGACAAAACACAACGCACCCGAACCCTGCCCTTACCGGGCATACCAAATCACCCAAACCAAACCACAGCTGATTGCTGGCTTGGCACTATGCCCGGCAGAATTGGTGGCTTACTATGATGGTGGCACTGCGGATGGCATCCCATCTGAGCAGAAGGCTACTGAAGTGGCACAGTGGATGGGGCTGCCTCACACATCTGTTAGGCATCTGCTTGGCACTAGCATCTGCTACATCAGGTGGCAGAAAGGCCAGAAGGGTGTGAAGATGCCCACCGGTAAGGTAGTCAAAGGTTAAGGTGTAACACCAGACCCCACTAGGCAGCCCCTAGTGGGGTCTTTCTGTGTCCAGCCTAGGCAGGGCATACCCCATCCAGCCCAAAGGCTTCCTAGGCCAAGCCAGACGGCAATGCTGGTGGCATTTGTCCGGGGCTGCATCTATGATGGATGCAAACTTTGCAGCAATGAAGCTGGCTGACGCACAGGCTATGTCTGCTGAAGCTGGCCAGACTGTGACAATCAATGCCGTCAACTATGACTGTATGATTACTGACGCTACCCTGTCCCCGGCTTTTGAGCTGGGTGGGGTGATGGACAAGATTGATACAGTTATCAAAATCCCTGCCACATCTGCCGTCCTAGCTGCTGCGTCCTTTATGGCCATTGGTAAGAAGGTCACTTGGGCTGGCCGGGTTTATCGTATCGTTGCCAAGACAACCAAGCCCGGCAGTGGCTGGGTGCAGCTCAGCTGTCAGGATGCTGACCAGCGTTAATGGCTGACATCAACATTACAGTAAACAGGGCTTTGCAGGAAAAGCTTGTTAAAGCCTATCAGGATTTTGGTGCTTACACCCAGCAACTGACTAAAGACTTGGTTAAGGAAGAAGGTGCTTTGACTTGCCGTGAAGCTATCAACTACAGCCCACCCCTAGACGGCAAGGCCGGTGGCAAAGGTGATAAGAAGATTGCCCAAAGGTGGGGTAACTTTGCTGTGCTTGAAGACATTAATCTGATTGTCTCAGAAGACAGCAAAAGCCTAGCAGTGGCTGTCAATTCCAAGTCCAACGCCAGACAGAAATTTGACAAGTGGCGGCAGGGCAAACCCCCAAGGACTTCTGGCATAATCAGCAAAATCTGGTCAGACACCAACGCAGACCGGGCTTTCAAGAAAGCATCCAGCCTGTTTAAGAATTGGGCTGGCCGCCGGATAAATGTCCTAGAAAATGACAGTGCCTTGGAAGCTAGGCACAATCGTATCCGTAAACTTTACAAAGGACGCATCCGAAAGAATAACGGAAAAAACCCTTTGACCGGACAGGTGAAGGGTGAACCACCTGCCTTTGCTGAGCTGCGTTTAATCAAGGCATACACCAAGCGTAGGCAGGAAAGGGTTGGCTGGATGAAAGCCGGGTGGGTTACAGCCATCAACAAGATTGGCCGCCCTAACATTAATGGGATGCCTAAGACCTTTGGCCTACGGAAACTGCCTGATTGGATTACACGCCACAAGGCAGGTCACGGAGCTGTTGGCCTGAACACCTACAAGGGTGCTGGAACAAACAATGTGATGATGACTGTCCGCAATGACCTAGGTAACATCTTTGGGGTAGGCTATCTGGCCGGAACAAAGACCTATGTGATGGCTGTCCGGGCTGGGAAGATGACCAGAAGGCTTAAACACTTTATGCGTATTGCCATTGAAAAAGCTAACAAGAACCAATCACCTTAAAACCTATGGCTTCCAAGTCCCCACTTAACATTGTTGAAACAGCTATTTCAAATGTGCTGAAGGCTGAACCTGCCTTGGCCGCTTACCACATTTACCGGGGTGAGGAAACAGGGGAGCTGTTGCTTCCTAGCATTGTTGTCAGCTGTGAGTCTGCACAGCCAGCCCCGGACATTGCCCAAGGGCTTGGAAACTATTTGTGCAGGGTGACTATTGGCGTGGTTAACAACATTGATGATGATACTGAGACAACCCACAGAAACGCCACACAGGAAGTCACCGGCCTGATGGACACCCTAGCTACCATCAAGGCTGCTTTTGTGGCTACCGGGGATGCCACCTGTTATGACACTACCTTTACTAGTCTTAACTATCAGCCGGGTGAGCGTGCTTTGACCACAAGCATTGACTATGATGTTTTGATGGTCTTAGCCCCTGCCTGAACAGGCTAGGCTGTTTGACTTGGGGTGCATAGTTAAAGCAATCCTATGTCCAACACCACAAAAGGCACAGCCCACATTTACGGCATCAATGGGACAGTTACCGGCCTGACAGTCCAGAGCTACACAGTCAGCAGCTCTTGGGCAAACGCTGATGAAGTTACCAACTCTGTTGGTGAAGTCATTGCTGTCCGTTATTCTGACAAGCGTGTTAATCTGACTGTTGAAGGTCTTGTGCCTACTACCTATGGTGGTGCTATTGGGGACACCATTTCCTTCACCGGTAATGGCATTGCCTTCACCGGGGGTTGCATCACGCAGATTGAGGAGCGTGGCGAAGCCAAGGGCTTTATGCGTGTCAGCATCACGGCCGTTGACTTTGAAAACATTGCCTAAGCCGGGTTGACAGTTAGCCCATTAAATTGACGCTGGTTGGCATAATGGCTGACCAGCGTTTTTTTAATGCCTTTCTGACCCCGGCTAGGACTATCATCCTAGGTAAGAAGCTTAAGCCCTTCAGCCTTAAGCACAGGATTTTCTTGGAAGGCATTGGCAGCCCTTACCTTCAATCAGACCAAGAGCTGACCCCGGCTGACCTGTTGATTGCAATTAAGATTTGTGCTGATGAGAGTCTGGACAGGTTCACCTTGTGGGATAGGTGGCTTGGTCTACGGATGACCCTATCAAAAGAATTGTTTGCACAGGCTTCCCTTAGCTTTGTCCGCTATGTCAATCAGCCGGACACCTACCCTAAGTTTTATGAGAAGAAGGAAGCTGGGTCTTCAGCTGAGCAGATGCCTTGGCAGCTTTGTATCTTGGCCACCCTAATCCGCAATGGCATCAGCTATGAAGCTGCCCTGACAATGCCTGAAGCAAAGGCCATCTGGCTATCCACTGCCTTCAACATTCAGGCCGGGGCTAAGCTTGAGCTGCTGACCACGGATGATGAAGACCTAATTGACAGGCTTAAGGCTGAAATGACCAGCCCCAAGCCGGGCTGATTGACTAAATGGCAAAACTAGGGACACCCTAACAACTATGGCAGACGGACTTGAATTCACCATTTCAGCCAAAGACCAAGCATCTAAGGCTGTTGAAACCATCAAAAGCAAAATCCAAAACATTGGCAAAGACCTAGCCAAAGGTTTCCTGTCTTTTGCAGCACCACTGACCCTAGTGCAATCAGCTATCAGCTTTGTGACTGATGCCATTGCTGAACAGAAGAAGAAGGTTGAAGAAGCAGTTGAAGCCTACTCAGGGATTGGTGACAAGGCTGCTGACATTGGTGTTAACGCTGATGAATTCCTTAGGCTTCAACAAGCTGCTGACGCTTCCGGGCTTTCCGTCAACAAGGTTGGCAAACTGTTTAAGGAAACCACATCAATCATTGAACAGGCCACAGTTAAGGGAAGTGAACAGGAACGGATGCTAAAAGCTTTGGGCTTCTCAGCTGAGCAGATTGCTTCAGGACTTCTTAAGCCCACACAGGTCATTGAAGCTATGGCCGCCACCCTTGGCAGTGCCACCACAAACACAGAAAGAATGTCCCTTGCTACTGCTATGCTTGGCAAAGATGCCGCTGACCTTATCCCTGTGCTTCTAAAGGCACAGTCTGTAATCAGTGGGTATGGTGAAGACCCCGGAATTACGCCTGAAGAAATCCAAATTTTAGAGGATAAAAAGAAAAGGGATAAGCAGAAGGCCAACAAGGAAGCAGCTGCTATTGCCAAGCGTGAAGCAGTCACTGAATTCCTTGGCACTGATGAACAGGGCAAACAGATTGCCAACCGGATTAGGTTGGATTTGTCTAGGCAGCGTGGGGCGGCCGGAGCTGGTGGGGCTGCTGGTGGTGCTTCTATGATTACTGATGCTGAGATTGCAGCTGCTGCTGAAGCTGAAGTGCTAGCCCTTATCCGACAGCGGAATGAGGAAAAAAGAAGGGGTGCAGCTATTTCCGGTCAGGCCGCAGCTGATGAATTGCATAACCTTGAAATGGCTAGGCTGAATGAAGAAGCCCTGAGAATTGTGGAAGCTGAAGCTGCCAAGGATAAGGAAGCCCAAAACAAGGATGATGAAGAAGCCCTTAAGAAACGCCGGAAGGACTTGGGTGACCTGCTTGACGCTCAAACCAAGGCCAATGATGACGCTGCCAAGGAAGCTGCTAAAAACGCTGAGAAGGGCAACAAGCTCACAGTGTCCAGCCTTCGTGAAATTGGTGGTGCTATGGCCGGTGAATTCACCCCCGGAACATCAGCCCCTGTGATTGATTACCAGAAGGAAAGCCTTACCATTGAACAAAAAATTTTGGGTGAAATGGAAAAGCTTAACAATGTGTTCAATGAAAACAAGCGGCCGGGGGTGGACTTCACCAAAGACCCTAACCAAACAACCTTTATTGCTTAACCTATGTCCCTAGTTTCTAAAGGCAACAAGCTGACAAGCCTTCAGCTGCAACCCGGCTGGGTCATTGAAAATGATGGCTTTGGTCTGCTGACTTCCCGGCTGACCTTCAAGATTGATGCCGGGAGTGCTGAAGGGAAGAAGCCTAAAGAGAATGACCCTCACCCGGTTGACGGCCGGTTGCTGTGCCACCGGGCTTCCTATGTCATCAATGAAAGTGAGATTGCCACAATAACTGCTGAGTATGTTGGCCTTGCTTCAGGGTCTATGTCCAAGGTTCAGGTGACAGGTGATGTAGCCCTTAGCACCCAGCCCATTAAGACCCACCCTAACTTCTACCAAAATACGGCCGGTAGCACAGGCAAACCACTGAAAGACCTTGGCTGGGATGAGGCAACACAGACCTTCCCTGAGTCCAATGCTGAAGCCATCACCAATGCCCTTGTAGGTGTTAAGTCCTACCTTGCACCTGATTTGCAATACACCGGGACTTATTACACCAACAGCAAGGAAATCCTGCTGAGCAATCAGAAGATGATTGGCAAAAGCTTTCAGACCATTGCCGGTGCTGAAGCTATGGTTATCCCTCCAATCCTTAAGCCGGTCAGCAAGTTTCACCTAAGGTTTGGTTTGATTACAGCTGTGACCTATGAACAGTTTGCCAACATCTACAAAGTCCGCTTCACCTTCCGGGTGGCCACAGGTGGCTGGCATAGCCTTATCTACGAAGTCCATAACTGATGAACCAAAAGCTTCAGCCCGGTGATGGCTACACCTTCAACTCAGATAGCCAAGGGGTGTCTATGTCCATTGACCAGCCCGGCCGCAGACGGCATCCGCTTGAAGTTTACAGCAACCCTGACAATGGCAGCCCTGCCATCAGCGTCTGGCCGGGGACAGTCAATGGGGTGATGCCTCAGATTTCCGGTAGCTACCTAGATGCTACCACCCGGCCTAAGCTCACAATTTCCAGCAGTGGCACTGTCTATGTAAAAGTTACCCGGTCTAGTGGTCAGGTATTCCCAACCACAGTGGCAATAGAATTTGCAAGCACAGTGCCAGCAGATACCAGCAGCACCGGCCATTTTGCCATTGCCAGCATTACCAAGACAGGAAATAGCCTGAACATCAATCAGGGTGTCAGCCAAAGTCTGATTGTAGGCCGCCAAGCTTATGGGCTAAGTGGTGCAATCTTCTATTGGTTCAATGTCTGAAATTTACCCAGCTGGTTTCTATCCTGCTAGCAGCACAGTCCCGGCCAAGTGGACTGATGCAGCCGGTCAGCCCGGGATTGTTCAGTTTAATGGGCTGGTTTATGAGAAGTCTAACCGGCACACAGGCGGGACAGGTAAGCCCAATGAAGAAGAAGTGGGTGGCATCCGCACTTGGAAGCTCTACACCCCGGCCGGCCAGACAGCTCAGATTGGGAAGTCATACCGGTTTTATTGGGCACATCTGCACAGCTGCATTGCACCTTCCCCAGCTGTTGCGTTGGTCTATGATGAAGACACTTATAGCAGCACTTCCAATTATTTCCTGCTAGGCAATGGGTCATTTGCCGGCACAGCTTCCCAAAACCTTCACCCGGACAGTGGGATTTCTACGGACTACCGGCTGCCTAGCCCTACCATTTACGCTGAGTATCCAACCCAGCCGGCTAGCGGATTGTTTGACCGGTGGCATCAAAACTACATCCCGCCACCCAGCCTGTTGGCTTTCCCCGGGGTCAATGGCTGGCCTTCCCCTGACCCCAATAGCAGCCCACCTACACCCTACCCACCACCTAGCCCTGTCCCACCGGTTGAAAAGGTGGTGGATAAATACATCTATGCCGGCACTACTGTTTCCGTAGGCAAGACTTACACCGGCTATGTCCAGAAGTATGAAGCCACCGGCAGCTGGGTCTGGAACGGAACAAATTATGAGTATCAGCTAGGGGCTATCACAACCACACAGGTTGCAATCACCCACACAGTCACCCAGCAGGACTTCATTGATTATGTTGAAAACACAGTGCCCTTACCCTTACCCACCCAGACTTTCACAGCCTTTGGTGCTGAAGATTATTGGGTGGGGTGGGGTGATGTTATCCTTACCAGCGTTAACCCAAACGCTGACGCTTGACCAAATTGCACTAATAGAAGCCAATGCCACTACCTACCACCCATAAGCTGTTCATTGATGTTAAGGCTGGCCTAGCCTACCCAACCTTTGCCAGCACAAGCCCGGTCAGCAATCCGTCATTCTTCCTTGGTGACCTAGCCAAGCTGCAAATCTTCTTTATTGAGCAGACCGGCCTAGGCACATACCCCCGGCAGGAAGTGGCTGGCCTTGGCACACCCGGCATCCGGGTTGCAGTTGGTCAGATTGATGCCAGCCCTACGGCCGGACACTTCACCCTTACCTTTGGTGGGGATACCACCCTTGCCCTTGATTACAACATCACAGCTGCACTGCTGCAAACCCGGCTTAACCAGCTGAACAGCATTGGTGCGGCCGGTGATGTGACAGTCAGCAAGGTTGGGGATAACTACGCCATCAAATTCAATACCAACGGCAGCCGGGGAGCTTTCACCGGTGATGCTTCTGCCCTTATCCCGCTTAGCAATGTTGGCATCAGCGTCTTGCAGGAAGGTGACGGCACTAAGCCTGAGATTGTCCTTGTCCACCTTCAGCAGAATGTCGCTGCCCTAGCCACAAGCTTCAGTGCTTTGTCGGCCAGCTCAGCCACAGTCAGCACCCTGTCCGCTTGGGATGGCAGCCGGGCTGTCTATCGTCTATCCATCAGCCCTGACCCCAAGGGTGGCACATTCAGCTTGGCCTTTGATGCCGTCACCGGGACGGATGTAAGCACTTCCTCCATTGCCGTTGGCAGCCCTGCCCTAGATGTGCAAAATGCCCTTAGCATTGATGCCTTGGAAAATAAGGTGACTGTGCAGCAGGTTGGGGCTTATGCCTATGACATTGCTGTTACAGCTGAACCTGACACCGGTGGCCTGACTGTTGATGACTCCGGCCTGTTGTCCTTTGCCGGGTTTGAAGGTGACCTTGACCTGAACACTGCCAACGCCATCAGCATCCTTGATGGTGCTGACTTTTTTGAAACGACATTGGAAGTGGAAATTTCTGATGGTGCTGCCCATCAGACAGTGCTTCAAATCCCCTGCACCATCCGGTCAGCTGTCATTGATGAAGCTGCTGTTAATCCGGTCACCCTAGACCCTGTGCTGACACAGGCCACCGGTGATGGCCGCTACTTGCGTCAGGACAACAATCTGTCAGACCTAGCCAGCACCAGCACTGCCCGGACTACCCTTGATGTTTATAGCAAGGCTGAGACAGATGCCGCCATTGCTGCCGGTGGTGGCTTGTCTGATGCACCCACAGACGGCACTAGCTATGTCCGGAACAATGGTGCTTGGGTTGCTGAAACCACTTTCAATGGTGGTTCAATTGGTAGCCCCATCACCATCACAGGGTCAGGTGGTAGCGTAACCATTGGGGATACCGGGCTTGACCTGTCTGCTTCCACGGCCGGTGGCGGCATCACAGTAGGCACAAACGGCATCACCTTCAGTGATAGCACAGTGCAGACCACTGCTGCCGTTGCTATGGCAAATGTGGCTGACTGCCTAGCCCACACAATTCACAATGTTTATTGGACAGGCAGTGCTTGGACAATGACTTTCCAGCCAATCAATCAGCACCTTAATAACCTGATGGCTGGTGGTAATCTTCAGATTTATTCCAGCTCCGGCACTGACAATGTTTCCGGCCTGTCCCAAAGCAGTGCTTCCAGCTTCAGCACCACATCTGCCACTAGCACTGATTATCTTTATGTGCGTATGGTGATTGGTGGCGTGACCATCACCAGCACACAGCCCATCAACTATCCTTAATCTTATGCCTTCCAACATTCCCCAGCCCGGTGCTGACGGCCAGCCCTATAACCTGACTGCTCAGACCGGCCAGACAGTCCTGCTGCACAATGGCACAAAGGTAATCCTTAAGGCCACAGTGACCAAGCCTGTGCGTTACTTCACTTCCTACCTTTCCTTTGTTGGGACGCTTGCCCAAGTGGATGCCAAGATTGCCCAGCTTAACCTGAAATAAAATGGCTGACTTCATCGTTACCAAGCCGGGGACATTCTCCATCACCTATGGTTATACACCGGGTGCTGGTGACCCTGCTGACCTTTCCGGCATCACCATCACATCAGGTCTTAGGGACAGCAGCCGGGCTTATCATACCCTGACTGTGACCAAGGCTGTGGACAACCTGAGCTTCACCCTTACATCTGACACTGAAAGCTGGGCTGCTGGTCAGGCTGTCTTTGATGTGAAGCTTCAGGCCGGTCAGGTTAAGTGGTTTTTCCCTAAGACCTTGGTGACAATCTCAGAAGGCGTTACCCAATAACAATGGAATTCAACGCCACCTTCAACAGTGCCGTAAACATTGGAAGCTTTACGGCAAACAATGCCGCCATCACCGGTGTCCCTTCCCCGGTGGAAAGCTTTACAGCTCAGGCCAACACCCCGGGTGCTGCCGCCACTATCGAAGTTGGGACAGTGACCACCGGTGAACCCGGCACATCCGTCATCATCACCAACGCTGGCAATGCCGCAGCTGCCCTGCTGAATTTCACAATTCCCCGGGGTCAGCAAGGCGTGCAGGGATTGCAGGGCATCCAAGGGTTGCAAGGCATCCAAGGCATCAAGGGTGACACAGGGGCTACCGGAGCTACCGGGGCACAGGGTATCCAAGGTATCAAAGGTGACAAGGGTGATGCAGGTGAACAGGGTTTGCAGGGCATCCAAGGCATCCAAGGTCTGAAGGGTGATAAAGGGGATACAGGTGACACCGGAGCTACCGGACTTACAGGGGCTACCGGGGCACAGGGTATTCAGGGTATCCAAGGCTTGAAGGGTGATAAGGGTGACACCGGTGATACAGGGGCTACCGGAGCTACCGGGGCACAAGGCATCCAAGGCATCCAAGGCTTGCAGGGCATCCAAGGCGTTAAGGGTGATACCGGTGCTGGCCTTCCGGCCGGAGGCACTGCCGGTCAGGTGGCCACCAAGGTTGATGGCACAGATTACAATGTCACTTGGGCTACACCTTCTGCCGGTGGTGGTGGTGGGGCTAACCTTCAGGTGTTTGGCTCTAGCACAACTGCCGGAAACTTCACTTGGACAAAACCTGCCAACGCTAAGACCATCCTGCTGATTATGTTTGGCGGGGGTGGCGGGGGTGGGTCTGGGGCTAGGTATTCAATCAGCACTTCCCGGGGTGGTGGTGCTGGTGGGTCTGGTGGTGGCTACTTCATCAACCTACTTAATGCCGCAGATTTGCCTTCCACTGTCACAGTCACTGTGGGTGCTGGTGGTGCTGGTGCTTTGGGTGTCACTACCAATGACAGCCTTGGCATTACAGGTGGTGCTGGGACTGCTTCCAAGTTTGGAAATTACCAAGCTGGCCTTGGCTATGGTGGGTCACCCGGCCGCACTTCTACTGCCACAATGACTTCCAATGGTTTTTATTCCTTTTGGGGTGTTTTGGGTAGCACACTGCCAAACACAGCCGGTGCTGGTCAGATTGGAATGACTGCACCCAATGGGTCTAATACCGCCTACCAATTGTATTTCTCTGCCACCGGTGGTGGTGGTGGAAATGGTCAATCAGCCACAATCCTAACCAACAATGTTGGCGGCAACGCTGGTGGCAAAACAGCTGCTGCCGGTGATGTGCTGTCCACAATCATCAATGCCATTGCTGGTGGCACAGGCGGCAACCCTGCCACATCCACCCCGGCTGGCAATGGGGTAGATGGCACTTACAATTTTGGTGGCACAGGTGGTGGCGGGGGTGGCTATAGAAATGCCAGCATTGGTCAGGCCGGTGGCAAGGGTGGCTGGCCAGCAGGTGGTGGCGGGGGTGGCTCTGCTAGTGATAATGCCTATACCTCCGGTGCTGGTGGTGCTGGGGCTAATGGGGCTGTCTATGTCCTAACCTTCTGCTGATTTTATGACCTACACAGACACACAAGGGAACACTTGGGAAACAAATGAAGGCAGGGATAAAGTCACTGCTTCCAATGGTGGTGTCATCTTCATTGACCCTACTGCTTCTGATGAAGGCATCATTGCTTTCATTGAAAGCCAACTGCATCCCACTCCCATCAAGACTGACGCTGACCGGATTGCTGAGCTTGAAGCTCAGGTGCAATTTCTTCTGACCAAAATAACCAACCAATAAACCTATGTTCCTAATCATTTCTTCATTCGTCTGTTTCCTGCTTGGTGCTGCCACAGGCATTGCCATCTACCGGAACAATGTGGCCAAGCTTCAGGCTGCTGAAGCCAAGGCCAAGGCTGCCATTGATGCCCTGAAGAAGTAAGCCAATGCGTCTGGCCTTGGTTGCAGTGCTGGCTGTCTTTCAATCCTGTCAGCCGGAAGTTAAGCCTGACCCCTTGCCGGAAGCTCAGCCCCAGACCGCACAGGTGCTGGGTGAGAAGCTGGACAAGGCTGATAGCCGGGTGGCTTCTGCTGTGCAGGTGGCAAGGGAAGCCAACACTGCCGGGAAGCCCGACAAGGTGGAAGCTGAGCTGTCCGTGGCTGCGGCCTATTTGCCCAACCCCCAGCCCGGGGATTTGGCCTTTGCCCGGCAGCGTGCAGCCGGTGACCCCAAGGCTTACGCTGAAGCTGTGGCCTACGGAAAGAAGATGAAGGCTGACAATGATGCCCTGTGGCAGAAGATGGAAGCTGAGCAGAAGAAGTCACAGGCTGAGATTGCGGCACTGAAGAAGCACTGTGACGATAAGCAGATTGAGCTTGAGGCAGCCCGGAAGGAAAAGGGTCTGCTCATCCTGACCGGCCTAGGTGCTGGGATGATTGCCCTTGGTGTCCTGCTGGTGGCCTTCGGCCATTGGGTTGGGGTCAACAAACTGTCTGCCGGTCTGGTGGTGCTGGGTGGTGCTATGACGGCAGCCCTGCCTTGGGTCATTGAAAGCAGTTATTTCCCTTGGGTCATTGGGGTCACCCTGTCTGTGGCAGCCTTCCAAGCTTTGCTGGCTATGGGTGTGAAGACCTATCGTTGGTTGAAGCCTGTGCCGGTGTTGACTGAACCTGCAAAGGTAACGGACACAGACAATGGCAGCAGCCCCGGCATTTGACTCAGTTACTTCTGATGAAGCCTTGAAGCAGGGAGTCATTTCCGCTGCCCTTGGTGGGTCTGCAATGGTTGCCCGGCAGCTCTTGTCCACAGACCGGCCTAGTTGGGGCTACCTAGTCAGGTCAGGCATTGCCGCTATGGTCACTGCCTACTTCGTTAACTTCGCCAGCAAGGACTATGTGCAGTCTGAAAACCTTAGGGTTTGCATCTGTGGCATTGCCGGTTTTGCCAGCCCGGAAATCTTAAACTATGGCCTAAAATTCCTTGAAGCCAAGATGAAGTCCAAGGTGCAGGAAGCACAAAGGGGATTGAGCAAGGCCACCAAGCAGCCTAAGAAAAAGAAGAAGACTAAGTGATGGCCGACACTGAAACCAGACCCTATGGGATGCACCCGGCCAACCTGCTGCTGGCTGTCATTGGGTGCATCTTCATTGCCGGTCTGTGTGCAATCACTGTCTATCTCACAGCTGACTTCATCCTTACCAGCATCCGGTCTGCCAATGTGATGGCACTGCTGATAACGGACACACCCGGCCAGACCTTTGTGGCTGATGATAAAAACTTGGAAAGGAATTTGAACAGTGCCACCCAAGCCCTGCTGACCTGCCGGGATGTGAGTTTGGCCTTGGGGGTGGGGTGCTGTATGATTGCAGCTGCGTTGGGTTGGAAGATGACCTTGGGCAAGGGCGGCAAGTAAGGCTTGCTTGCAGGGGTCTGGCTTGGCTTCCTAGGCCGGTATGAAGTCCACCCCTAGACTTACCATTGATGACCTGTCCGACCTGCTCAGGAAGGCAAAGAAAGCCAAGGCCAAGCCCCTAGCTGACCGGCTGGCCAAGCTGTTATGGCTACGGAAACGGCAGCATCTTAGGCAAGAGCTGCGGAAAAACTACACAAAGCAGGGTTAATTCAGGGTGGGCTGGTGATTATAAACAGAAAATCTGTTTATAACGGACAAGCAATCAAACGATTGACTGACCTAGGGTGGCTGGCCTAGTCTGCTGATGTTCCACCAACCACCAACCAGATAAAACGATTATGAAATCCATCCGCAACGCTCAGGTAATTGGCTTCTTCAGCATCCCTTCGCCCCACATTGCTGAACACAACCCGGAGCTTTATAACAACCTTGTCCGGGCTTTGCCTGAAGGCTGTGGCAGCTGCTCTCAGTGTGGTATGGGCATCACCCATCACATTGTCATCCTTGATGAAGACGGCCGTAAGCGTTTCATTGGCAGTGACTGTGCTGAGAAGATTGGGGTTGATGCTGATAGCATCCGCTACCGGAAGACCACTGAGGAAATTGCCGCCCGCAATGCCAAGCGTCAGGCTTTCAAGGATGAGTTGAAGGCTTTGAAGGATGCTGAAGATGCCAAGATTGCTGAACGAACTGAGCGTTTTGCTGATGTGGTGGCTATGCTGATGGCTAAAAACACTGAGTTTCACACTTCCTTGGCTAACCAGCTGGTGCGTTACCCCCTGTCTTGGAAGCAAGCCAGCTTTGTGGCCAAGGCTACTTCTGCCACCGGCCGCAGGAATAAGGCCAACGCTGCCGCTTGGGATGAGATTGAAGCCCGGGTGCAGTCCTAACCCGGCCAGCCAATCAAAACGCTTCCTAGGCCATCCTAGCTATGCCCAAAGCCATTAACATCACCAGCACTGAAATCCTGATGCTTAAGCTGATGATGCAGCACCGGGACACCTACGCCAACCATCCGGTCACGGATGACCTAGCTGGCCACAGTGACATTATCTATACCAAGCGTCAGGCCGCAGCTGTGCTACGCTCCCTTGTGAAGAAGGGGCTAGTGGAAGCTCGCCCTGATAAGGGCTTTGGTGAAGCTTGGACTCAGTGGGTTTTGAAGTCTGACAAGCCCGGCTTAAATAACAGTTTGACAACCCTGCCCTGACCACCCAACCTATCACCTATGACAACCCTACAAGTCCTTAAGTCTCACCCGGCCGTTGCTGAAATCATTATTGAGTCTGACTTTGGCCGCCGGACTTACTTCATCAATCTCAAGCCCGGCTTTGCCACTGACAATGGTGGTGGCCAGCAGTCTGGGTCTGAGTCCACGCTTGCCGGGGTTAAGCAATTCCTTTCCAGCGTAGCCCCGGTGACCAAGTAATTTCCCTATGACAACCCAACCTATGACCACCCATCCAATCATCAAAGTCCTATCCCTGCCCGGGGTGTTTCCTAGCACCAAGCAGCGTATTGCCTTCTGGCTTGAAGCCCTAGACCGGAAGCCCGGCAACCCTCTCCGGAGGAAGGCCATCCTGACCACCCTGCGTCAGCTGAAGTTTCAGGCTGAGCAGGAACACATCACCTACGGCCACCGGGTCACCAAGTAATTTCCCTATGACCACCCGCACTATGAAAGCACACACCACCACCCCGGCTAACCACCGGGCTTTCTATGACAAGCCCCTTACCCCGGCTGACTATGAACAGGGCTGCTACGGCATTGCCCTTTTCTTCCTCACCCTGCTCATCCCGGTCATCCTTGGGGTTAGCCTGTGTTCCCTGTTCACCCCCAACCGGAAGTAACACCTATGCTACCTATCAAGCCAATGCTGGCCAGCAGCAGCACCGGTGATTTCAAGCCCGGCAAGACTTGGGCTGTTGAACCCAAGCTGGATGGCATCCGGGTTATGGTCACCATCAACCACAGTCAGGGTTGGGTCACCTATGAAACCCGGAACGGCAATGCCGTCACCAGCCTTAACAAGCTAACCCCTGCCCTGCTCCGGATTGGTCAGGCTGTCGGCCAGACCATCTGCCTAGACTGTGAAGCCCTTGCTATGGGTGACTTCTTCACCGGGGTAGGTGAGCTGATGAAGAAGACCGGTGAAGCTGAGCTGGCTAAGCTGGCCATCTTTGATGTGCCTATGATTGAAGATTGGCTGAACACTGATGCTGTCTGCTATCAGCATAGGCGTATCTTCATTGAAAGCATTTTCAAGACCCTTGGGGCTGAGTCCCTATCTGATGAAGGCATCCTGCTTGTGCCGGTCTTTGAATACCTGAGCAGTGAAGACATTGATGCTGAAACCCTGCTGGATACGGCCATTGGCCTAGGCTGGGAAGGCATTATGCTCAAGGATGTTGATAGCCCTTACAGCCCCGGCCGCAGAAGCAAGGCTTGGGTCAAGCTGAAGAATTGTGAAACCTATGACTGCACCATCATTGGCTTCACCCCCGGCAAAGGCCGCTATGATGGGGCTGCCGGTGCTATGTTGGTGAAGCATAACGGCACTATGATTGCCGTAGGGTCTGGCCTTGATGATGGCCTTAGGTTAGACCTGCACGACAATCCGCAGAAGTATGTTGGCAAGACTGCTGAAGTGGCTTGCCAGCAGCTCACCCCTTCTGGGTCTATGCGTCACCCGGTGCTGGTCTGCATCCGCTGGGACAAGTGAGAAGGCTTGCCCACATCCTACCTTTGATGACCCTATGCAATACACACCAACCCCAACCCAAGTGAGCAAAGACCTAGCTACATTTACCCTGCACAATCTGCTTCAGGAATTCTACTTCCTGAATGACCGGCTGCTGCAAGGTGACTTGACTGAAAAGGGTGTGCTGAAGAAGGCCAAGGCTATGCTGGCTGATGAGGAAGCCCACCTGAAAACCCTGCCCTACATCCGTGAAGTCTGGCTTGATGCCCACATTGCCTATGGTGGCTTTCTCGCCCTGAGCTACCGGCTGACTTGGGAAGATGGGGAGGAACAAAAGGGCTACACAATGCCGGTCCGCAAATGAAGTCTGCCCTGCTACCCCTGTTCCTTATGTGCAGTCTGGCCAAGGCTACCATCACCCCAGCTATGCTGGATAAGGTCATTGCCATTGAAAGCAGCGGCCGGGCTTCAGCCACCGGTGACCGGGGTGCTGGCCTAGGGCTGGCACAGTTTCACTACGCAGCTTGGCAGGACACATCCGCTTGGCGTGCCAAGCAGGGGTTGCCGGTCTTCCCCTACCACAATGCCCTTAATGCGTCTGTGGCTAGGGATTACCTGCACAGCTGGCTGTCCATCAATGCAGCTAGGTTCACCCAAGCCACCGGCCGCAAGGCTACGCTGGTTGACCTGTATGCCATCCACAATCTTGGCTTCAATGGATACCGGAAAAGAGGATTTGACATAGAGCGTTGCCCTGCCATCACCATCCGCAAGTCCAAGCTGCTCAGATAATCCCGCCATTGAAAACAAGCCTTCTAGATAACTTCCCTGCCGTTGCTGGCATTGACCCCGGTGCTTCCGGTGGTGTGGCCGTAGCGACTAAGGAAGAAGGCAAGCTGGTCATCCGGCTGCACAAGATGCCCACTGACGCTACGGAGCTTGCACAGGTCATCCCCTTTGGGGCTGTGGTCTTCATTGAAAAAGTCCCTCCCTTTGTCGGCCGCTTAATCCCCAGCAGTGCTGCCTTCAAGCTAGGCAAGTCCTGCGGATGGCTTGAGGGTTGGGCTGCTGGCCGCCAGCACCGGGTTATCCTGATAGCCCCACAGGTCTGGCAAGCCGGTCTTGGCATTGCCAAAGGCAGCCTTACCCAAAGCCGGTGGAAGTCAGCCCTGAAAGCAGAAGCTGCACGCAGGTATCCGGCACTTGATGACCTTACGCTGGCAACGGCAGATGCCTTGCTGCTCTTGGACTACGCCTTTTCTAACCACCAAAACTAAGCACACACTATGGAAATCAAGCCCATTGGAAATACGCAGTATGTCATCCTTCCCTGTGGCACTGTTGCCCGGAAGCTCAAGCCCATCAACCACAAGGGTCAGCTGCTGTGGAATTTGGGCACAGGCAAGGCCGGTCAGACTATGCGGATTAACCTGAACAAGCCGGAAGCCCTGACCAATTATCTGTCCCTGACTGAGAAGATTAACAAGGAAGCCTAAGGCATCCCGCTTCAGTAGCACAATGGTTGTGCAGTGGTTTTGTAAACCACCGGTTGCAGGTTCAAGTCCTGTCTGAAGCTCCCCATTTTCCACCAGCTATGAAAACCAAAACTAAGAAAAAACAGAAGCCTACTAAGAAGGCTATCACCAGCCATCTTGCCACACCTGATGGTTGCATCATCTACCGGGGTGAGGTTTACCTTATTGCTGAAATCCAAAGGGATGACTTCAGTAATTTCCGGCAGATTTATGTTAAGGCCATCCGGTTTAATCCTATCAGCTAACCATTTCCCCAACCAACCAACGCAATGAAAAAAGCCAAAGACCAAAACGAAGACACCCCGGCCAGCCAACAGCTGCTGGACTCCATCAAACAGACAGTGCATAACATCACCAAGCCTACCCTTGAAGGCATCAGTGAAGCTGCCAAGCAGCTCAGCCCCAATGAAGCCTTGGTGCTGGCCATTGCCCACTGTGAGAATGTGGCTGCTGATAAATTCAACCCGCACTTTAAGTCCAAGTATTTTGGGCTTAGTGACCTGCTGGCTGAAGTTAAACCCATCTTCCTGAAGTATGGCCTGACCATCCTTCAGACCCCTTACACCACTGAAACCCGGATTGCCCTGAAGACTGAAGTGCTGCACCACACAGGCCACCGGTTTGACTTTGGTGAATTGGCCGTGAAGTCTGAAGGCACAAACCTTCAGCAGCTGGGTAGCATTACAACCTATCTGCGTAGGTATTCCATCAGCACCCTAGCTGGCATCAGTGGGGATACAGACTTGGATGATGACGGCAACGCTGCCACCCATAAGCCATACCCTGCCCAAGCCTACGCCAAGCCGGTGATGCAGAAGCCCCAGCCGGAAGCCAAGGCAAGCACTTGGTGGGTGGCCATTGGCATTGATACTGTGGCCAAGGTTAAGTCTGCTGAAGCTATTCTGTGGAAGAAGGGCTGGCTGGCCGAAGGTGAGCTGCTGGAATTCCTGCCGGAAGACAAGGTGCAGCTGCTGACCGGCAATCCCAAGATGACCCAAGCGTTTATGGAGGCAGTCAACAATGGGTAACCTTATCCCCATCAAGCTGGCTGAAGCTGCCCTTGAAGCTCAGGCTGAACAATACATCAGCAAGGCTTCCTTTGATGAAGTCTGGATGCTTTACCAGCGTGCCTTGGAAGAAGTCCAGATGCTCAAGCAAGCCAACCAACCCGGTGGGCTGGCTGACCAGCTTAAGGTCACACAGGCCGCAGCCTTGAAGCTGGCTGAGCTGGCCGACAAAGCCTTTTATTATTCCCGGGAACACCGGGAAGCTGCTGACATTTACATTAAGACCATCCGCACCATCTGCCCAAATGGTTAATGAAACCAACGGACAGCAACCGGCTGAACACCGGTCTAAGCTGCGTCAAATCCTAGACATTATTGCTGACATTCTGGCTAGGCAGAAAGAGCTGGCCAGCTGTTGCCGCCAACTTGATTGGGATAACAGGGAGCTGCGTCTTAGGGTTGATGCCCTTGAGCGTCAGGCTGCCGCCTACCGGAAGAAATACCCAATTGAATACAATGACCTTTAAGATTGAAGAAGGCAGGGACAGCAACGGAAGCACCAAGCATTTCATCTTGGTCACAGGTGGCCACTTCAAGCACAGCCCCGGCTTCCTGTCTTGGGATGGCGTGCTGGTCAGGTTCGATACCAAGACAGACGCTGCCTTGTTTTGCCAGCTAGCCAACACCGGCTTCATTGACTTTCCTTTCTGCAACCCAACCAACAAACCCAAAGCACCCAAACCCAATGATAACTAAACAGATGATTGATGCCCTGCCCACTTCCACTTGGACAAGGGCTGACTATGACGCTTGCACCAACCTGAACCAATCTGCTGCCAAGCTTCTCTTGGTCAGTGCCGGTCACTTCAGGGACTACCTTGATAGTCCCCGGAAGGAAACGGCCGCCCTGCGGATGGGGACGCTGGTGCATCTGGCCACCCTTGAACCTGACCGGTTTAACGCTGAGCTAATCACCATCCCTGAAGACGCACCTAAGAAGCCCACTGAGAAGCAGCTTAACGCTAAGAAGCCCAAGCTGGAACACCTTGAGGCAAAGGCTTGGTGGGATAACTTTAATGAGCTGGCCAAGGGGAAGACCATCGTTGACCAAGATGAACAGGAACAGGCCAAGGCTATGGGTCTTGCCCTGTCTGCTGAGCTGAAGCATTGGGGGGTCAAGCCGGTGGCACAAGAGCTGTCCCTAACCTGCACTTACAGCGACATTGCCCTGAAGGGTCAGGTGGATTTGATTTCAGAAGACGGATGGATTTATGACCTGAAAAGTATGGAGAAGCGGCTTAGCCCCTACACAGTCCGCAGCTCAGTCTATAAGTGGGGCTATCACTTTCAGGCCGCCTTCTATTGCCTTTTGTTCAAGCAGGTCTTTGGCATCCGGGCTAAGGGCTTCCGGATGGTCTGTGTTGAAAAGTCCAAGCCCTACGCAACCGGCATCTATGAAATCAGTGGTGAGCTGATTAACGAAGGGATGCTGCAAGTGACTCAGGCGTTGGAAAGTTACAAGGCTTGCACTGCCTTCAATAGCTGGCCGCTATACCCCAAGCAAATCAACATTATTGAACCTTATAAGTCCAAGGATGAAACTGATGCCATCATTTTCAGCTGATGACTACCCTAAGAAAAGTTTGGGTGGCTGAAGTCTTCCAACCTAAGAAGGAAGGTGAAAGCCCTTTCTATCTGTTCCACTGCCACCAAGAGGAAGCCCCGGCTGGCATAACCACAAAGGGGAAGCTTTACCTTTACAGTGGTAATGGCTTTGTCCGCATTGAAAACCCTGCCACAGCCATCCTTCTTCAGCAGCTGCTTAACGATGGGCAGCTGACTGTTAAACCTTTCACCAACGAAACTAACCAATAACTATGACATACAATAACCAAAACCCTAACCGGCCTAAGCTCACAGCCATCACCAATCCCGGTGACTATGTGGTGAAAATCTGCCGCATCCGTGATGAAGACATTTCCACCACCCAGAAGGGTGATGCCAAAATCAAGGTGCTGATGACCACCAAGGACAGCCAGAAGATTAATGATGTATTCTTTGCCAGCACTGATGGTGCTTTGAAGCGTGCTGCTGCCTTTGTCAGCACAGCCACCGGCCAGAAGGTTGGTCTGCCTGTCCGGTCTGCTGAAGGTCTGAAGTCCTTTCTGGCCAAGGCTGAAGGCAAGTGGCTTAAGGTGACTGTGGTGCAGGAAGATGTTACCTTTGCTGACGGCACTACCAAGACCATCTGCAAGGTCACCAAATTCCATCCGTTCACCCAACAGGTTGACACCACTGAAGCCCCGGAATTCTAAACCATAGGTTGACCGGCTGCCACCCCAAGGGCAGCTTGCCAGCCACCTAAGACCCAATGACAACCCACAAAGCCCCAAGCCAGCTGCCGCCATCTGACTTGGATGCGGAACGGACTGTGCTTGCATCTATCCTTGTGGATGCTGGCCAGACTTCCGGCATCTTCAAAACCTGTGCTGAGCTGAACCTTCAGCCAGCCACCTTCTTTGAACCCAAGCACCAGACCATCTACCAAGCCTGTCAGCAGCTGATTGCTGAAGGCATCAACCCGGATGAGCTGACCCTTGGTAACCACCTACGAAGCACCCTAGCCCTAGACCAAGCCGGTGGGGTGACCTACATTAATGAGCTAACATCAACCCTGTTCAGCCCATCCCCTAACATTCGGCCAGCCATCAGCATCCTAGCTGAGAAGCACCAAGCCCGGCAGCTCATCTACATTGCCCGGGACATTACAGCCAAGGCACTGTCAGGGGCTTTCAAACCGGCTGAGCTGGCCACTTCCTTCCAAGCCCAAGCCAAAGCCCTGCTTGATGCCAACTCAGGCCAGACCACCACGCAACGGATGGCCTTGGAAGACCTGCTTAACTTTGACCGGCACAATGACGAAAATAACCTGATTGGTAACCGGTGGCTGTGCAAGGGTGGCAGCCTTCTTTTCTCAGGCCAAGCCGGGTGCGGCAAGTCCAGCCTAGTGACTTCTATGCTGGTCAATTGGTCGCTAGGGAAGCCCCTGTGGGGTATCAAGCCGGTCAAGCCACTGCGGATAGTCCTGCTGCAAAGTGAAAATGACGGCGGGGATTTGGGCGAGCAATGGCAGGATGTGCTTAACGCAATGCACCTGACCACAGCTGAGCGTCAGATGCTGTTTGAAAATGTCTTCATCTACCGGGAAGCAGTTAAGACCGGTGATGCCTTCGGCCAGCTGATTGAAGACCTAGTGAAGACCCATAGTGCTGACCTGCTGGTGTGTGACCCCTTGCTTGGGTTTGCCGGTGGGGATGTGTCCAAGCAGGAATTTTGCAGCCACTTCCTGCGGCACATCCTTCAGCCCTGCCTGATGCGGACAGGGTGTGCCTTGATTGCCGTTCACCACCAAAACAAGCCACCTAAGAAGGGTGATGGCAATGTGCAGTCCACCTATGACTTCACCGGGAGTAGTGAGCTAGCCAATTGGTTCAGAAGCACAGCCATCCTTAGGCGGGAAGACCAAGAGCAGCCCCACTTCATCTTCAAGCTGGGTAAGCGTGGCGGCCGGGCTGGGATGCGGGATGGCCAAGGGATGTTCACTGAGTCCCTACGCATCCGGCACAGCAAGGTTAGGGGAAATTAAAAGTGGATGGGAAAGAAACGGACAGCCTTGATGGTGATGACTTCCCGGTTGTCATTGGGTCTTA